GCCCATTTGACATACGCATCGATCAGTTGCTTGCCCTCTCCGGTCTTGCAATAGAAGCAATGGTCTGTCGAGACAAAGCCATCAGCCACATCAAGCGGGGAAATCGATACGGCCAGCATTCCCTTGACACCATCCACGTCCGATACAAATATTCGGTTATTAGCACCTGACATGTATCTATGTACAAATCGCCTTAACTTATCTTCATTTACCGGCAACGCTTGTGATTCATTCCACGCGTCACGCGCCAGATCACCAATCGCTGACAAGTCAGATATTTTTGCTGTTCTTATCATTAGCCGTAAGTGAACGACTGGCTGACTTGCGATGCACGAATCTGCGCGTTGTAGTAGCTATTAATGTTGTTGATAGCCTGCGTTCTCTGCTCCGCCGACATGTTCGGATTGTTCTCGATGTTAGCAATCGCATTGGCTGCATTTAATCGCAAGTTTGATATATTGTTTTGACTCTGCAACGATGCGTTAGCGCTGTTGTTTATGTTCGCAAGCTGCACGCTGTTACTGTGCGCTGAGTTTTGCAAGCCCTGATTAATGCTTCCCTGTTCTCTTTGCAGCCGGGAATTTATGTTTCCTTGTTCCGATTGCAGCCTTGAGCTAATGTTGCCTTGCTCTGCCTGTAATCGCGAATTGATGTTGCCCTGATGCGTTACCTGTTGCCCTTGTTGCAAATGCGCCTGATTGTTCAAACTCCCTGTGTTGCGAAAGTTTTGCTCATTCAGATAACCTTGCTGTTTGTACTGCGAATCCTGCAAGTTAGCCTGGCCATAAAGTGATGCATCCTGTTGAGCGATTGGCAGCGCGGCTGCAATGCGCTGACCCTCAACAGCCCCAACGGCCATAGATGACGATAACAAACCGCGCTGGTTCGCTTGTTGCAAGCCTCGTGTTTCTGCTTGCTTCATGTAGGCGTTGTCTTTTGACAGCAGCCCTGTCATGCGATTTTCTACAAGCGAATCGTTGTTGATCTTGGTTGTGTGGTGCTTCAGCTTGGCCGATGGCGCAAGACCCACTGACGAAATTGCGTTGCTTCGCATCATTTCTTTTGCCCTCTCCACGTATAGTGAACAGTGATAGAGTTAATTGTGTGCCTGCGGTGCCCTTCGTTAATCAGTAGCGCTTGATCAAAGCCTGTGCCAATAATGTAGGCAACCCCTCGAAAACGCTGCCTGAATCGACTGAGCACAGCTGTTAAATAACCGGGCTTTGTGCGCTCTCTGGTTTCCATCACGACAGGCGTTGCATCGCAATTAAACGGCTCGCCACGATCAACCGAGTTGGTGACGTTGACCTTTGTTCTCGGGTCGCCTTCCATATCAAGTACAACCTCTTTGAAGTTCTTTTTTTGGCGTGGTGAATTGTAGTGATGAAACGGGAACTCTAAAAAAGCGCTCATCGGAAAGCCATCCAGCCTTTCACCTGCATCCATTCGATACACCCATCCATCAGCATCGCCAAAATATACAACATCTTCGTTTTCATGCTGTATTGTGGCCATACTGGTTATTCCTTTTTTCAGATCGACTTCCATGCCGCCCACTAAAGCACCTGAAGTAAAAGTTAGGTGCATGCCGCTACCGTCCTGATTAAAAAACCGGTATTGCGATTTGTCCCGATTAACGCTTGAGAACAGCGTGTTGTTGTTCATTATTCGCGTGTACAACGGGTGAAAACGATGCGATAGCGTGCTCTCCCTAAAATTGCCGTAATGATCGGACGCGTTCAGCGTTGTAATACCACGTCTGTCTGCAAAGATCGTCGTAGGCAAGTTCTGTATTGACCCCTCAATAGCGCCTGACTCATCCGTGTGTATATCCAATTGCCACGTTGTCGCATCATCGCCTGAGAGTATGCCGATACGATCGCGGCCAAATATCGCCAATGAGTTACCGGGCAGAATCTGAAATCCGGTTATCTCTTCACCAAATCCAAGCTCACCAGCACCACCCGTTGCTGCGCTGAAAAAAAGCGGATTGCCAATGTCAGAATGCACAATTCGCCCGCCGGGATAGGCCAAAAAAAGGTGGTTTTTATGGACAATTACGTGCGTGGGAAAGCCTGGAACACCGTTAAATATCTGGCCCAAAACCTGCCCATCCCTAAGATAATGGACGTTCATTGTCCCATTGACAATAAACATGTAATTCCCATTACCCTCAAACAAATAAGAGTAAGCAAACCATCGACCGTTACCAGGTTGGTTAATTGTTCCGGCTGCCGTCCATGTTCCAGGCAATGCAAAATTCGAATTTGCATACTGTAGATGACCGAATCGCTCATCCTCCATTCTTACAACAAATACTTTCTCTTCACCTTCAATCTTGTGGCCATGTATCAGCACAATGTCTGCATTGCCATTGGGGCGCGTTGCCGCTCCTTCGTTTCTGTAGTCCACTGCGTTGATTACTTTTAGCTGCTCCGACTCTGTCAGCTCTGGCTCTAAATCAACGATTCTGTACTGACTGTTAAAACCTATTTCCTCACCTAATACAAATTCGGCTGTAGCGCTTTCGCGCTCGGTCACGATCAACGTACTGTCAGCCCTTGCAATGCCCTCGAATAGCGTGTGCGTCGTTCCTGTGCTTGTTGCGTTGAAGGTTGATATTGACGAAAAAGTTGTGTCTGTAGGCGACATACGCGGCTGAACTTCAATAACCGTAATGGCCTCAATTCTTGGGGTGACATCGATACCTGACCATTTGCGCGTGCCACCTATAAGACGGTAGCCGCCCTCGGCCACTTGCTCATAGTTCAGTGATCTGCGTACCTCGCCTGCACCTACATTTAATTCAGATACCGATTCATTAAGACCACCACGGCATTCAATGAGCGCGGTCTTATCTCTCATTCTGTATTCACCACTAGTGGCGTTTCGAGCGTTGATGTTCGGTGCATGTCGTGTGATGGCAGACACGCACCATCCAACTTATCAAGCCATTCCATGTAACGACTTTCTGCGACTTGGTAGCGCTCGTACGCCTCATCGTAGTCATAGAAAAACATCAGCGCTCGATACACAATAGCCAGATGGAAACCTTCCGGTATCCAAGGCTCATCTGTGTCTGCTGTCATGACCTGCGGATTCATCACGCATTCAGCACGCAAAATGAATTGTCTGTTGCAAATGGGGTAGAAGTGAATATCACCAGCCGGGTCAATGGCTATGTGTGTTGGTAATGCGGTGCCGCTGGGTATCTCTTCGGTCGATCGCAAATGTCGAAACGCGGTCCATTCAATGCAGTGTATTTTGCGTCGAGAACTACCGTCACGCGCGTAGATGCCGTTATCGTTGATTCGCTGGATATTAGGATACGATGCTTTTTCAGCGCTTGGAGCGACCTGTATGTCAATCTCGCGTGAGCGAAAATTATAGTCATTCCAAAGTGATTGGATCGTGGTATTGGCATCGTTTACCCAACCGACCACCAGCGCCATGCGTCCAACTTGATCAACTACGCTTAAAGGCTTGTCTTCATGCCCACCAATGATCGCGCCTTCTCGTACGACCTTTTGGCAAAGCGCTAAAAAGTCCATTTACTTTTTCTTGTTGGACTTCTTTGGTTCGGGCTTTTCAACAACAACTGACTCTGCATCGAAATCATCGGCAGTCGTATCGTGCACCAGCTTTTCAAGTGCTGGTCTTTGCATTTTAGAATCAATGTCAAGGCCGAATTCTTTCAAATAATCAATAAGCTGATCATCAGAGTAGAGTGATAAAAACTTCTTTTGACTTTCGCCATTCTGTTTATGCAGTCCCACCTTTAGCGCTGATTTTCTAAGGCCATCTGGCCCCATCAAAAAAGCAGCAAGCTGCGTTCTGCTCATTTCCTCAACAAGATCGTGTGCTTCTTCAAATGCAGCAACCATGTAATCCTTTTCAGGCTCTGCAGGTTTGTCTACAGGCTCACCCAGTGCGTTCAGATAATCATCGCCTCGATAAAACGCAGCATCGCCCATAGGCGGATGCAATTGCGTCCAGCCTTCAGACAACAAATTCTTTTTTGCGTCTTGTCGAGCCGCTAATGCATTCTCAGCAATAGAGTCGGCTGATCGTTGTACGGGTTGTGGTGTGCTCATTCGTCATAGCCTTCTGGGTAGCGGCGTATACCATCGTCCATGTAAGCATCTGCAACACCTGTCATGGGTGAACGTGTGTAGCCTTGCTGCAATGCATTAGGGTCGTTTACCTGCGCATGCTCGCCGGTTGCAACGCGGTGACGATGCTCAGGATTGCGGCTATGCTCTCCCCAATAACCATCTTTTGTCTTGATGTTCTTTGACATGCTCAATCCTCAAGCCAGCCGGATAAACCGGCCAGCTATTAATGATGCTTACTTGGTTTTGAACGATTTACCGCCGTGTGTCAGCGTGGTAGATGCAATCGACTTTGGCCGCTCACCTTCACCGTGTGACATGCCCATTTTAGAATTACCGGACTTGATTTGACGATGTGACGATAGGCCATCGGTAACGCCAGCGCTGTTGGTCATGCCTGCCGATGCCGACGCACGACCTACCTTGTTATTCTGTGTTGACGGTTTCATTTTGCCATTCTTCATAATGAATATTCCTGTTGTGAGTTCGAGTTACAGCGACCGCCATACAGCGGCCACCGTATTAGTTACCGCTTATGCAGAATCCCAGTGCAATACGCGAGTATCGCCAGCATCCAAACGAGTTGGAGCGAAGTTACCCAAGTAGTAGTACGCCACGCCCTTATCACGTCCGTAATCATTACTCGGAATCTTGCCGCGCATCTCTTCAGGCACCACGACGCATTCCGCTACGCAGTCTTCACCAAAGAAAAATGCATCACCAGAAAAGCCGCCGACAAATTCGGGACTGTCGGGAATGTTGGTCTGTTCTACAAACCGAATACCCTGGTAACGACCTTTTTCACCGTCCATGATCATTTTGAATCCGGCGTCGGTGTACTGGTGTACATTCTCAAGCTCAGACTCAAGTACTTCATAGGTCGCTGGCCGTGCAATAGAGTAATAATCACCGTTGCGATAAGTCGGGATATCGCGCTCGCGCATCATGGTAGCAATCGCTTTAACGTGACGCTTAGATAGCGCTGCAGCGTTAGCCGATGTGGCTACACCGGTTGCATTCAGCTCGATATTAGTCGCTGAGTTGCCGCCTTGTGGGCCAACCTTAAGCAATGTTTTATCCCACTGCTGATGTGCTCGTGCATCAAGCTTGCGTGCGCAATGACGCTCTAGTGCTTGTTCAATAATCCCGCGTACTGGATGCTCTGATAGATCATCAAGCTTGCCGGAATAGTAAACACCGAGTGCAAATTCAGTAACAACACACTTACCCTGTGCTGCTTGCAAACGTGAATGCGGGATAGTATCCGTTTCCAGAATTTCACCGCCGTCTGCGTCTGGAATGTCGCCGTAAACGTTCCAATGAAAGGTATCACCGGCATGTTTGGCTTTTTGCGTATCTTCTGGCAAATCGCAGAACTGACGAAAACGGCAACGCGCTTGTACTCGAATGCGAAGATATCGCGACAGGTTCGGCGCAAACATGTAGCCGCCTGTCTCATGTGCTAACCATAGTTGACCTACGTTAGCTGGTTGTGCCGCCGCTGGTGCGGTCGCTAATGGCATTGGCATTTTGAACTACCTCAAGTTGTCAGCCAAAACGCGCCTTTCTGTTGTCGCGCATATCGGCTATTTCTGACTTCTGAGAGTAAGGTTTCTGATCTACTCCCACACTTGCGCGTTTTGAGCTAGCAGCCAAATTGCCCGTTGTATGAGCTACCTTTGCGGCCTTTCGCTCTGACAGGGATTCGTCAACTTGAGTTGTTTCCGCTTGCGCGGTTTCTGGCTCTGGTTTTCCTAATGACACTCGTGCCAATTTGAACGCCTTCTCGACATTGTCCTCTATAGACAAATCGGGTTCGCGCTCTCGTAGCATTGCGCTGAAATCATTCGCAATTTCGAGTTCTTCAGGGTTCTGAGCGATACCTTGATTAACGTCATTTGCGTTAACGACGGTATCTATTGCCTTGCGGCGCTCCGTTTCGAACAATGTTGCATCTACCACTTCATCAATGGTCGGTGCTTCAGTGTTCAGCCTATCAACAACTTGTTGTGACGCTTGTTCATCACCATCTAACACGGCCTTATTCAGCGTGTCGGTAGTAATGCCCTGTTGCTCGCCAGTAGGTGGAGCGGATTGATCGACGCCCTGATCGGGTGGTCGTTGATTCACTTGCGCTTTAAGCGAATCTATTTCTTTTCGTAGCTGCGCGTTCTCTTGAAATCGCTGTGTAGCGGTATTCACTTTTTGCGCATCTGCGATAAGTTTATCATATTCAACATCTTGCTCAACACCGTCCACCTTTATGGTGGCCATGAGCTTGCCGTCTACGGTCTTGAGCGGTGATTCTGGCGCGGCCTCTGCAGGCTCAGGCTCAGGCTCAGGCTCTGGTTCTGGTTCTGGTTCTGGTTCAGGCTCCGGTTCTTCGGCTTCAACCACCGGCGCTTCATCAGCTCTGAAATCAGTCGATATCTGATCAAGCTTAGCCTGACGAACCTCCTGAACTGTCTGCGGCTCTGGCGCTGCCTCTTCTACCGCTGGCTGCTCGATCTCTGGCGCTGGTACCTCTGGCTCAGTCTCAACCACAGCCCCGGCTTCAGCTTCCATTTCTGCAGTCGTTTGTCGCTCGGCCTTGATTTCTTTTTCGGTCATTTCGTCAGGCATAATATTTCCTCGTGTTAGTTACTTGGTTCTGTCTGGGTGCGCATAACTGCCACAGCGTTGTCGCCATCTTCGAGCCACTGCCGGTAATAACGACACGCTCTGATAATGAAACGCTGCTCTGTGTTTGATTCGTCGCTGATGTTGTCTATGAGTTTTTCGGTTGCCGCTTTCTCGTCAGCATCAGCCATTGAATAAAGCCATGCGTATAAATCTGGGTTTTTGACCTTGAAATCGGCGTATTTTTCGGCCATCTCGAAGAACTTTTGCTTATCATGCTCAGCCTGTATTGCGTTCTGGTCTTCTTCTACCGGGTCGATGTAATGGTCATTCATGTTTATCTACACGCACAAAAAAGCCGCTGTAAAAGCGGCTCTTTGGGCTTGGTTGTTTGGGTGGTTTATCCATTGCCATCCGGCCAATGTTCGCCGATTCTGTATTTGTAGTTCGGCCCGTCTATCTTTCGGACGTTCTGATCAAGCAATACTGCGCCGCGATCTGTCATCTTGTAATCTGCCGATACTTTGTACCATTGCCCCTTCTCAAGCTCCCGGATATCAATATCACCAGAGCTATTCATCTCGCGGGTTATCAATCTCTGCGAAAAACCAGTTGGTTCGGGTTCGGCTCTCGCTTTAACAAAAGGCAGCGCACCAATCAACGGCAGCGTGGCTAGTTTGGTTAGAAAGTTTCGTCTAGTTAGTCCCATTGCGTTACATTCACCTCTTCAGTTACAACTTCGATTTCGCCTTCTGGAACATCGTGGCCGTGATCTGGAATCTCGCGCTCCTGCATTTCTATAGCTCGCCTTGATTGATCATCCCTCGGCCACAAGCAAACAACGCTGGTTATCGATTTATCCGGCTCTGGTTGCGGGTCGTCTTCGCTGTATAACTTAGAGCCGTCATACAACAAACCCGGCTCGACGCCAAGCAGCTTAACAGCTGTTCCATCCTCGATATTCCCGATCATAACCTCACGTTTTGGGTCGATCTTTACCATTATCTCGGCCAGTTCGCCTGCTCTCATCAGATTTCGCTTTGTCGGATTCGGCCTTTGATTTTACCGCATTTGCAGCCTGCCTATCCTTCAAATGGTTAGCTTCCCGCGTTACTTCTTGCCCCTGCCGCGCTGTTTGGGTGTCTTGCTGCTTGGCTTCGCGCTGGATATCTTGACCTCTTGCCGCTACCTGGCTATCGATCTGCTTAGCCTCTCGCTGCACTTCCTGCGCTTGCGTGGCTATCTCACCATCCATGATCTTGGCTTGTATCGCTGTCTCAGCCTGCAGAGCGGCTGTTTCGCGCGTGGTCTTGTCGTTGACCATCGCGATACCAATCTGCGTTTCTGAGCTCTCTTCGGCTATGTCACGCTGCACCGCTAGCTGTTCGCGCTTGCCGGTAACATCGGCCTCCAGTTTCGCTTGTGCCAATTGGAAATCTTGCTCTTGCTTTATTTTGGCCATTTCAAGCTTTTGACCTTCGAGCTGCAATTTCTGGCTATCAACCTGCATTTTCATCTCAGCCATTTGAGCCTTGAGCTGTTCAGACTGTGCTTGCGCCTGTGCTGCTTGCTCCTCTGGCGATGGCTGCTGATTCTGCGCTTGTTCTGCTTGCTGCTGTTCGTCTAACAAGAACCGACCGCCATTGTCGTAGCCCATGCGTCCGGCCAGTTCGTTAAGCACTTCATCAGTGTCTAATTGTTTGCCTAAAAGCTGCGCGTGCTGAATATAAATGCCGAGCTTGTCTATCGCCCTGGCTGGGTTAGTGGCATCCACACCAAAGTTAATCGATACCATCAGGTTTTGATTGATCATCTCCGTAGTGATCTGGTCAACGCCGTATTGCTTGTGAATATCCGCATCGTTCGCCGCCATTGCCATGATCACAAAGTCAGTTTCGTAAGCCTGCTCTAACAAAAAAAGCTGCTCAAGCGTCGGACCCATCCACGTATT